GTGCTAGGTTGCCAATATGATAACTGGTTATGAAGCGTTTGGACTCTATCAGTCTCTAAAACTTCACTTCACAACAGACTCATATGATTACTTTAAATATGGTGGTAAAACTAATATTAGTGTTACTGCATTTGAGAATCGTAAAGACAAATATCACTTCTATAAATTATCTCGCAAGTATACCAACAAAGAAGATTTAATTAATTTTATTGTTGCTAATTTTATAGAAGATGAAAGGTCATGGGTAGGACCTTTGTTGCAAGAAGAGGCTGATATGAATTTTCGTAAAAGACAAAAGGTAATTCAATCACTATCATACACTTTTGAGAATGACTGTATACTTATTTTCGAGGACTGTATACTTAATCCCAATGAAGTATTAAAGACTGATGGTGATTACCCGGTACTACTAACCAAGACTCTGAGAAAAGAAATACAAGTTGAATCATTGTGCCTACTTAATCAGGTTCTTGGATTCTTTCCTATGTGGACAAGTAAAATCAATGATACTATTCGATGGCCAGAAGTTAGGCGAAAGTGTATCAAGTATACCTCTTTTCTACCACAAGATAGTGTAAAATACAAGTTGATTTTGAAAAAGGTGTTGAATGAAAATCTCTAAGATTTATTTGGATATGGATGGTGTTCTTTGTAATTTTGAACGCCGTTATTTTGAAAGGTACAATGAGTTACCCGGTTCAATGCGTGACCGAAAGGACTTCAATGTGCATTGGGACGATTTCATTCTAAATTATCAGTTTGAAACTTTAGACTGGTGGCCTGGTGGTAAAGAACTACTGACTTATGTTTGTTTTCTACATAACGAACATGGGATTGAAGTAGAAATGCTAACTTCTTCTGGTGGACAAAAACATCATACAGAAGTGGCAAAGCAGAAGCAAGTATGGTTGGATTCTAAAGGAATTATTTTTAAGGCGAATGTCGTTGCAGGTCGGAAAACAAAATCCGAATATGCAAAACCAGACACAATCCTTATTGATGATACACCTGATGTAATTCAATCATTCAATGCGGCAGGTGGTATAGGTATTCTGCATAAAGAGGTTGGTAACACTTTGTTGAAACTGAAATCTCTGGTTACAGAAGACATATATAATCTGATATAATGCATAATGTGGATAAGAAAATATATTAACATACAATTTATACAAGGAAAATACATATGAGTTCATTTGCTAATCTTAAGCGCAATCGTAGTGATATCAAAACACTTACAAAAGCGATTGAAGCAACCTCTCAACCTGCTGAGGCAGGATCCAAAGATGACACACGTTTCTGGCAACCAGAAGTAGATAAAGCAGGTAATGGCATGGCCGTTATTCGTTTTCTACCTGCTCCTGCGGTTGATGGTGACGATGCTCTTCCATGGGTTCGCACATTCAGTCATGGTTTTCAAGGACCTGGTGGTTGGTTCATTGATAACTGTCTCACAACTCTTAATGAGAAGTGTCCAGTTTGTGAACACAACAATACACTATGGAATTCTGGCATCGAAGCCAATAAAGAAATTGCTCGTAAACAAAAACGCAAGTTGACTTACGTTGCAAACATTCTGGTCGTATCAGACCCAAGTAATTCATCCAACGAAGGTGAAATTCGTTTATACAAATTCGGTAAGAAAATCTTTGATAAGATTACTGAAGCAATGAATCCTGAGTTTGCAGATGAGACACCTGTTAACCCATTTGATATGTGGGAAGGTGCTAACTTCAAGTTGAAGATTCGTAATGTTGAAGGCTATCGCAATTATGATAAATCAGAATTTGCTGCTAAGTCTGCATTACTTGATGGTGATGATACTAAACTTGAAGAATTGTGGAAGAAAGAATATTCTCTGAAAGATTTTACAGAGAAGAAACAATTCAAACCTTATGACCAACTCAAGACTCGCCTTGAAAAAGTTCTAGGTTTTGAAGGTATCGCACCTGTAACTAAGGCTGATACTGCCGTAGTAAGCAAGTTTAATGATGATGATATTTCCGTGATTGATAAACCAGTTACAGAAGATGAAGATTTGGATTACTTCAAATCACTTGCACAATAAACAAATAAGATTTTGTTTGAACCCTGCTTCGGCAGGGTTTTTTATGTCGCTCTTGATAATAAAGCGTTTGCACCACCAGTTGCAGTATTAACTGGTGCAGCTTTTGTTTCGTTTTTAACTACGCTTGTATTAGTTGTTGATGGTGCATTTATTATAACAGGTGTTTGTGGTTTCTGTTGTTGTCTTTGGTCTGCCGCAACTTGTGTAGATGCTGAAGAAACTGAACCACCACTTGGCACAGTAGACGCCGCACCAACTGTTGTAATCTTTGGATCGTTTAGATATGCTTTAAAATGTTTTAATCTGTCTTCCAATCCAATAGTACCACCATTAACAAATTTTGTCACTTTGGTTATATCTGACCAATCACCTTTATACCCCAACATATATTTAATAGCAGTCTCAGCTGCAACTGCAGGTTCGGCAACTGCATCTGGATTACTTGCATACCCAAACTTGGTATAGTTCTGTTTACCAGTTAGTTGAATGAATCCACGACCACGATACTTAAAACCTTCTCCTGCACCTTCTGGTGCGTTTCCCATGCGTCCTGAGTATAGCCTTTCAGCAACTTTTTCTGGACCACCTGCAGCAACTGCCTGTGCATCTTGTTCTCCTGCAAACTTCTTAGGAAACAACTTCATCAAGGTTGGTGCTTTGTAGTTTAAATTTTCACTTAATGTGGTAAAATTACCAGACTCATGGCCAATCTGTGCCATGATTGCGGCTCTTGCATTTGGGTCGGTAATTTTAGCATCATCCAATGCTTTAATCATAATACTTTCACCTTGTTGAGAACTTATCTTTCCAGGTTTAGTATCAGATGGTTTGCTTGGCTTTTCTGCGGGTGATGGTGCAGTAGGTGCTTGTGAAGGCGGTGTTGCAGCAGGACCCGCAGGCGCCTGAGGTGCAGGTTGACCTGGTTGGGCAGGAGGTCCACCTTTTTCACCAGGTTGTGGTGGCGGCATTCTTGCCATAATATATGGATCAGTCGCATCTGCATTACCCAACCATCTTAACTGAGAAGGTGTTAAATTCTTTTTTGCTTTTTCGGCCGCAGTTTCATTATTAGTAGTTGTTGTTTTACTCTTTTCAAGTGGTCCTTTTACTTCTTTAGGTGTTTCTGGTTTCTTTTCACCCAAACCTAAAAAGTTTTTGGCTTTCTCTACACCCTCACGCAGAAATTCATACTTGTTCATTAGTCCTTTTAGAACACCAGTAATTTTATCAAAGACACCTTTCATAAAATCAAACACAGGTTGTAATGTTTCAACAACAGTTTTTATCTTATCACCAACCCAATCAAAAATAGGTTTGAAAAATTCTGTAATTTTATCCCAAATAGGTTTTAGAAAATCTTTTATTTGTTGGAGTATTGGGTCAACAACTTCATTAAACCATGTTTTAAATGTATCTAATAGTGAAGTAAAGGCGGTACTAATTTCTTCCCATAATGCACTCGCCAACTCTTTAATAGAATCAACGATACCATCAAACATATCTTTAATAAAACCACCAGGTATTTGTGATAGTGCAAAGATGATTGCACCAACTTTAAGTAGTGGTCCCAATTTAGACATAATACCACCCTTTTTACCACCAGACTCAGATTTCTTATTTGGTGTTGGAGAACTGTTGGCACTAGATGAATCTTTAGGAGTTTCGCTTCCTCCAACTGGTGCTAAGTTATCTGCTTTTGTTCCTTCACCACCTTCAAGTTTGACAAGTTTAAAAATATTTTGTCTAGTAATATTTAAACTTTTAGCAATATCAGGTAGTAATGAAAAGTTATCTGCTATTTGTTTTAATGGTGTAACTTTATCTTTTTTATCATCAGAAGCTTCTGGTGATCCTGGTGAAGATTCTTTTGGTTTACCCAAAACTTTGGTTAAGATAACAGATTTTAAACCTTCTGGTAATTTCATGTTGTTACCAATCTATTAACAAAATCTTCATCATAGGCACTCGCAGTTTGTTTGCTTGGTTTGCCTTCAGAACTTGTTGAATTATTATTTGTTGG